ACGCCTGGTCGCTGCTGCGCGCCCATGTGGCATTAGTTGTTACCGGAGACGTCTCGCCCCTCATCATAGGCTCGTCTCCGCCCTCGCAGTTGCCGTAGTCGATCAACTGGCCGCAGTTGATTACAAAGTTGCCAGAAAGGCTTGCTCTGTCACACGAGCTGGCGGCGATCTTAACCCCAACGTCCGCATGCTCAATGTGGTTGTTCGCGATGCTTACGTCGTCCGTGTCTGAATGGACCAAAACAGCCGGCGCCAACCCCGCCCCCACGTGCCAGTCGTGAACGTCCCTTATCAGGTTTCCCGAAATTTCAGCGGTAGACCCGTCCCGGCCCCCCGAGGTCGAGATGGCACTGCAAACAGAGTCCGGAGCCGTTTGGGCGACTGCCCGGATGTTCTCAACAGTGTTGTTCGCTATGGACGCGTTTTTTGAGCCAAATACATAAATCCCCCCGAGGTTGATAGTCCCGGGTCTAGAGTTAATCAGGTTGGATATTGTGTTATCCGCCACCACAAACCGTGGCGAATTACCCACGACGATGCCCTCCGTGTGCTGCTTGTCTGCGGCAGCGCTCATCGAGATTGTGTTCCAGGCAGCCTGGCCCGTGCAGTGTTCCAGGACGACGCCACAGATTCCTATCTGTAGATCACACTCCCTAACTGCCAAATCGTCGCAGTTATCTGCCCTAATTGCAGCATACGACCGTATATCAGGGTCAGGGTACACGCGGGCCAAGTCGTCATCACATTCGACGGAACTCACAACAAATCGATCTGCATAATTCAGGCCTATGTCTTCCAAATGGCGGGGGCTCGAGGACCACGTCTTCGACGCTGGGTAGGACGGAGCAGCCGACCGCTTGATCTTGAGATCGCGAATCTCCGAGCCAACTATTTCAGAGCCATCGCTCCCCATGGCTTCTATTGCAGAAACACCGGCGGCCGGATCCAGCACCGTTGCCTTTCCTGACCCCTCGAGGATGGAGTTGGACAACATCTCAATGGGGGATGGAAGTATGAAGGTCCCCGGCGACAGACGAACGATGCCACCTCCGAAAGCTCCTGACAGGTATCTGATGGCGGCATTTACCTCAACATCGTCATCCGTCCCGTCACACAGGTAGTCAGAGTCGTCGGTCCACGTAGAAGATCCAACGATCACCTCGGGCACCGACTTGGTTCCAGTGCCGGCAAAGACTTGATCACCGTCGGAATCAACATAGAGGCGGCCTATAAACCGCGCCCCGGTAATCGGGTGGTAGTTGTGGAAGTCATTGTCAGTGGACTGAACGGGGCCGGTGGCGTCCACCTCGAACTCGCCAGCAGAAGTCAAGAAGATGTAGAAGTGGCCCTGGTCGCGGTGCAGTAGCCACATGGAGTCGTCTATCAGGGTCTCTTCGTCGATTACCACTTGCTGGCCATTAACATTGGCCGCGCCTGGCCCCACCTTCACCAGGTTGGGTGCCTCCCAAGTGACCTTGAAGCCAGCACCAAACCCAGGGGGCAGGCCAGTAGCCATGGCCTCCACGTTGGACATGTGGGCGTAATTCTGAGCTGCAAGCAGCTGCTCGTAGCTAGGCACTACTGGGGTACCAGCCTCTGGTTCTCGAGCAGTCTGCGCTGTCTGCGTTCGTTGCTTACTTGCTGGAAGCCTGGCAATTGTCTACGAGACAGGTTCCTGAGGCGCTCGGCCTCCTGCCTGATCTCTTCCGCTCTCCGTCTCTGCCTATCCTCTTCGTCAAACTCGCGGAGCTTGGTGCCCATAAGGAACGCCATGGAGCGAAGCATCTTGGCAAAGGCCTTGTTGTAGTCGCGTTCGGAGCTGACCTCCTCCACCACGTCAGCTACGCCTCGGTCAAACACCACCCCCAGGGACTCGGCCGACTCAATGACGGACCCGATGGTGCGAACCATGGGTAGCATGTTGTCCATAATCCGCTCCACCTCTCCGTCCATGACAACGGTGCCGTCCTCTTTGATGCGCATCTTGATGCCGTCTTCATAGCCGGCAAGGCGCATCAGACCATCCATGAACCCGAAAGACTCACGGTTCTCGTTGAAGGCCTCTATGATCCGCTTAGAGATGCCGGTCTGGAATATCTTTGGAGCAATCTCCTCCTCGCGGATGTCCCGTTGCTTGAATATGTTGGCTCCGCGCTCCCCAATGCCCACCTCCATAATGGTCTTGATTACCGGGTGCGAAGCTGACAGCACCTCGTGTAGGCCCTCGCCAAGGTCAAGCGCGGGCAGAAACTCACCTGGCTCCCAGAACAACGGGATGTTGTTGATGTCCTGGTAGGCGAAGAAGGGATCAAAGAGCAGGGCCTTTCCCGTGTCTCTGTCTTTCCACACCGGGAACACGCCGAGGTTCTGCTCCCAGCCCTCAAGCAACCTGAAGTCTACGTCCTCGTCATGAACGGACGCTCCCGCTTGACCGGGCAAGTCTATGCCAAGGGCCCCGCTGATCTGTTCTGTCAGCCCGCCAACCGCGGACTGTCCCAGCCGGTGAACCTTGGGCAGCGTGGAGTACATGTTGCCGTGAAGGACCAGGCCTGAAAGCTGGTTGGCGATGTTCTTTCTCATCCACGTATAGAACGGGATGATGTTGCGCATGACGTTCTGCTCGAATGGCGTCAGATCGTCATAGTCCAGGAACCACTTGCGGGCCTCGCGAGCCGCGTACTCTGCCCCACCTCGCACACCAAGCGCTGCCCGGTAGTCCAAGAGGTAGCTCTGCATGCGGGCCGTGTTCTCTATCCAGTCACCAACGTACTGAGAGCCCCTGAACAGAGGGTTGTTGAGGACACGAGACTCTTTGGTAAGCCCCAGCGGGTCTACCTCGCGGGTGAACGAACCTCGAGGAACTATCGCCCCCAGGCCCTCTGCTTCTTCCGCTATCTCCCTGAGAGTCTTGTTTCCTATCCGCTTGTTGAGCCTGCGGGCAACCCACCCTTCTGACACGTTCAGATTGTTGGTCAGGAAGTCGAGGTACTTGTCCTTGTGCAGGGCGTATACCGTAGACACGTAGGCATCCGCCTTGACCCGTGGGTCCATCCAGCGAAGCCCATGCTTCAGGTACCCCGTCATCTCGTTGGACAGGGAGTTACGGATGTGGAAGCGGGGAGTGAGGGTGGCGAACCCCTTCCAGAACCTGGTGATCCACGCCCAATATCGGCGCAGTGCAGTAGCTCCCTCGTTGGTGCTGGTGGCGTCATAGACCCGCTCAATGATCTGGGCCATGTCCTCGTCGAACACGTAGTCCTCAAGGGCGGGATCGTTAACCATGCGGATGTTGAGGGCGCGGATGTTGCCCAGGGCATTCCGGGCCTGCGGAGGTATCTCCGAAGCCTTCAGACCAAACTCGCGGAACTGTCGGATCATGTTGCCGCGAGCCATCACTCGGGCGTGGGCCTGCATCCTCATCTTTAGGGCCTCGCCCAAGTCGATCTCTATGTCCGACCAGCCCTTGTTCTCGATCAGGTCATCGAGCACCTGGTCCTTGGACTTGCCAGTTCTGGTCAAGTACTCACCAAGGCTGTCACCAAGAGCCCAGCTGAGGTTGCGCTTGTTCAGCTCTACGTGGTCTTCAGGGCTTAGGTTCCTGCGTTGAGTAAAGCCTGGAGTACGAGATCCGATGGGCCCGCCCTGGACCGGCCTGGGGTCATCAAGGAACCGAATGGGGAAGTAGTTCAGGGTCTCGCCAAAGGACTGAATGATTCCCTCGTCAGCCAGAGAGAGCTCGGCCTCCCTGATCTGGCGCATTAGGGTCTCAATCTTCTCGAGAGCCTCGCTGGCGGCAGGGTCGTCACCGAAACCCGCCAAAATATCTTGGGCCGAGTCGGCTATCTCCTCCGTGCTCCGCCTTCTGGCAGTGTCTGCGCGGAACAGGGAGGTCCTGATCTTGCTGGACTGGTCGTCTGACAGACCCTGCATGATCTGATCTACAGCCTGAGCGCCCTGCCGGATAGCCTGGTGCATACCCAGGTCGTGCTGCCGCATCTTGGCGTGTCTGATCTGCTCGAATGGTGTGCGCAGAAAGCCGAACTGCTTGCGCAGGGCCCCAATAACACCGAGCTCCTTGATGGGCTTGCCAATAAGGCCTCTGACCGCATCAACCGGCCCACCGTTCAGCAGGCCCCACCACGCATCTCCGAACCTCTGCCCCGGACGGGTCTGTCCAAAGGCTGCGCGCCCGTGTTCAAAAACCTGTCTACCGGCCCTCATGGGGGCGTCAAGCAGTCTTCCGAGGGACCCTGGCACGCGGATGCCCATGAACCTCGCCTCGCGCCGTCCTGCGCCCGCAAAGCCCTCGTCAATGTCCTTCTGAATGCTCCGCAGGTGGGGGTCGCCCAAAACTTCTCGAGTCAGCCTGCCGTCAAAAGCCCTCGCTGCATCGGTAGCATCGGGATAGTCCCTGGCCAGCAGGTTGTTCATGCGAGTTTGCAAGTCTCTCTGAAGACCGGCCTCGAACTCGGCTCCACCTCTACCTCGGGTAGCGCCAGGAGCATCCATAGCCCTGCGGAAGTTCTCGTTGTATATGTCCCGGACCGCTTTCTTCTGGGTGGTACTCAGGCCCCGCAGCATGTCCTCGGGCTTTCCCTTGCGGACACTGTTGGCCACGCGAGCCCCAAGCCTCTGCGCCAGCTCAGGGGCGCTCTCCTTGAGGGCTACACGGGTAGCGGTCCAGGCAAACTCTGCGGCAGCAGCTCGAGCAACTGAACCAGCGCCAAATGTCAGATAGGTAGTGGGGTCGAGAAGTACGTCCGCTACGAAACCAACGGCCTTCTGGCCAAAGGTCCGCTCTTCTTTGGGAGTTCCCTCGAAGAAGACGTCAGTGAAGGACAGCGGCCGGCCGCGTCTGCCGCCAGAGAAGCCAGCCTGGACCCCAGAGACTATACCATCCCATATGCCCGTGACTTCATTCTTGGCCTCTTCCGACAGGGGGGTGCCCCAGTTCATAGACTCCTTGATTTCTTGAGCTATGTTGGCAGTAACAAACTGCCCGGTCTGGAGCAGGTTGAAGATGAACTGAAGGGGGCGTATGCGCTCGCGGGGCTCGTCGACAGCCTCTGTTGCCTGAGGTATGTAGTTCTGCTGAAGGTCGCGCTGAGCAGGAGTCAGGCCGGTGCGCAGACGCTGAGCAGTCTCGCGAAACCTAAGGAAGTCGGCCCTGTTTCTTCTCGGGTTGTTCCTTAGCTGCCGAAGGAGCTCAAGGCGGTCCGACATTCACCGCCGCCTACTGCGACGTCTGATGAAGCCGAATCTGGTTCGGGTTAAGTCTTATAATTATCTCCTTGAGAGCATCTATCTCGGCTTTCGTGGCCTCCCCATCTTCAATAGCTTTATTAACCAGTGCTTTCTCTTCCTCTGACAACCTGCCGACATCCAAGTCCTCTAGAACAGAAATCTCGCTGTCTCCCAAAGACAGCAGTGTATTTTCGTCCACAGAACTTTCTCTCAACTCGACATTGGCAGTATCGGAGGACACCAAGCCCATACTTCGGGACAACTCGTTTAACATCTCCTGAACACGGGCGAGATTTTGATCTCCTTTCTGGACTAAGAATGCCCCGGCAGTACTGGCTTGAGTCTGGTGTGCCACGTTACCACTTTCAATGGCCTTGCTAAGCAGTAACCTCGCCTGCTCCCAAGCGTCACGCTCACTGGGCATAAGGTTCTCGGAACCTATAAGCGGCACCGCCCTGTCGTAAGAAAGAGAAAACGCGTCTCCTTTAGAGTCGCCATCGTCGGCGACAAAAGTCTCCTGCGTTGGCGTGGCGGCAGGTGGCGGCTCAAGCTCAACTCTGAGCTGACCTTCGGCTATCTCCCTCTCCTTGTCGGTAAAAAGCCTGCCCTGCTGCTCCGCAAACACCCTCTCCACCTTGGCCAAAAGGGCCGCAAAGAGTGCTTCTTTTTGATTTTCCGGAGCGCCCGCAAGACTGTTATAGACAAGCAACTCTTCATCAACAACATTACCCACGGCCTCCATGAGGTGCTGCGTGGGGCTCTTGGCGCCGGTGTCTACATGGACCCTGCCAGCACCGGCAAGATTCAGCCTGAACCGTTGTTCCTCTTTAAAAGCATCGGCAATCTCTTCCGGGGTGGAGTTGATGCCATCTGGCAGCCCCAGCTGCTTCAGGAATAGATCGTGCTCGTTCTCGGCCCTTTTATCCTCAACGGCCATCTGATTGCTCTGGCGCTTCGCCTCAACTCCGAGCCTGTTCTTACGGTCCAGCCTTTTTTGCTCAGCCTCAAATTCGCGATCCCTGCGAGCCTCCATCGCGCTGGACAGGGTGCTTCCGGCCGATAGAATGCCCTGAAACAACCTATTCCTGGCACCTTCTCTGCGCTGTTGGCGCTGCCCCATGAGAGTCGTGAACATTTGTCGTGCGTCTTGAATAGCCATCTATTTACTCTCCCAATCCTTCCAGAAACTCTATGCCCGCCTCGATCAAGATCGGGATTACAGCAATAGCAACCGCCTGCAGCCATTCCCAATCGCCTGAGCCACTCCGATCGATACCTTCCCAGCCTAGACTCTCCTGATCCAAAATTGGCTGCACGAGCTGGTCGTACTCGGCCTGCCAAATGTCATAGGCCGTGGACTCAATGCCCATGGCCGTCATGGCAGCCTTGGTAACATTGTCTACGTTGGCCACAATAAGGGAAAGCTCGGCCCCGAACTTCTGGAGCTGAACTTGAGCATTCCGGTATACCGATTCGATCTCGGCCATGATGGCTCGCTCTCTGCGGTCCATCCACTGCGTGGCAGACAGAGCGCCTCGGTTCACCGCAGCCTGGAGTTGAGCGTTCTCAGCCTGGAAAGAGATCATCGCTCTCTCAAAGTTCTGGTTGTCCACCTCCATCTGCCGCCGCAGATCTTGGTTGGCTATAGTGGCGGTGAAATCGTGAGTTGCCGCCATGGCCCTTCCGAACGACTCGCCCCCCACGTCGCCCATCATCCGGGCAGCAAGATTCACGTCAGCGGCGCGAGCCTGCTGAAGCTGCCTCTGCTGAAGCTCCGTTCGAGCTACACCGCCATATTTGGGTACTCTGGTTATGTCCTTAGATTTCGCTATCGCTTGTTGATAGCCGAGCAAATCAGCCTCGACATCGCCGTCATCATTTAATGTCCAGAAGCCAGCATCTATGGCCGCCTGCGTCTGCCTCTCAAGCTGCTCCGCGGAAGTGAGTTCAGAACCAAGTTCGTCCAGAAGTGCTTTAACAGCGTCCTTTGTGTCGATGTCCGGCACTTCAAGATCTTTAAGCTTTTTGAGCCACTCATCTAGTTGATTTATGTACGGCTGCATGTCCGCGACGAACGCTTCTGCTGCGTCATCCGCGGCGCCCGCGGCCGATTCAGGAGTTGCTGGGGGCTCGTCAGGAAGATAATCAGGATCGGGATCAACGCGGGCGTATTCGCCTCCCCATTTACTGTTGTAGTAAAGGCTCATCCCAGTCGTGTCGCCTTCCCACCAGACCCAGGTATGGTTCCAGGGGTCCCTCTTATCGATCCTCCACATGCCATGTTCGGTGGGGCCAATATGGTCGCGGTTGGGCCCACCGGCGGCCGCGGAGATCGGATCCCCCAACTGCCATGCGTAACGATGATTGGTTGCGAAGGCGGGGCCGTTATAATTTCCAACGGTCCGCATATCTTCGTCACTGAAGGCCTGGCGATTGGCCGCAGGTGCGTCTGGGGGGGGCAAGACATTCTCGGGAGCCCCCTGGCCAGCCGTAGAAAAAGTGGGCCCAGAAAGATCCGGGGGAGCGCCAGCAAGGGTCTTCTTGCCAAAATCCCCGAACAGATCTTGCATGCCCCGCTTTTTGCCTAACAGACTGCCAAGAGCCTTGTTGTTGCCAAATAGATCGCTCACTGCGCCCTCTCCTCCACCTCCAGCGACACGCCAAAGAACTTAGCGTGATGCTGGGTGTCGTGGTTCACGCCGAACCCGAAGTTGTATCCATCCATGCCCGGAGGCACTCCCACCGAAGCCACATGGATTCCGGATGCCACTGAAGCGGTAAGAGTAGCGGTAGCGCTGGCCTCCCCGTATTGGTTCTGGGTGAACAGCTTGATCGTGTAGTCATCGCCCCCGGCTGCCGATACGTCCGCCACGCGGAACGTAGGCCTTCGGAACACCTTGGGCCTGTGGTACGAACCAAAGTCGTAATACTTGGACTGCACGTCGTAGTTAATGGTGGCCGACGCGTTGATTTTGTCCACCGTTCCGCTGTAAAGCTTCAGGATGTATACGTTGGTGTTGTCTATGCCCAGCAACAGATCATTGTCATCTGCCGATGACTGCCACTGGAACTGACTAATGCCCACCCCGGTGTGTCTGAAAAAGGATACACGTGCATCGCCCATAGGGTCTGGCCGAAGCGTGTCGGGATCAAACTCCAGGATGCGGGAATTAGTGGGGAACGAGAATAGGATCTTACCCTTCCAGGATACCGCCGCGGCATCAGTCAACGTCCAAGAGTCGATGTCGGACTGAATATGCTTACTGATCTTGGTGGCCTTCATGCCGTCCCAACCGTAAATCCCATCTCGAGAAATGAAGTACATGACCCGGCCGTGAACCACCGCCCCGCGCTTGCTTACTCCGCCGACCTTGGACTGGTCCCTATCAACGGACACGTTCTTCAGAGACGTGCCAAAAATGGTGTGAATTCCGCTATCCATCAGGACAACCAGGGCATCTCTTCCCACGCCAGGAACCATGGCTTGAATGGACCCACCGTCGTGGAAGAATTCAAAGTCCCGAGACATCCAGTTAGTCAGCTTCCCAAAAGCGCCGAACCTAAGCCAGTTCCCCATGCCCAGCCATATCTTTGATCCGTGCTCGGCAACGGTGTCTGGCTTGTATCCCAGGTTGATCTGACGCAAGTACTGGGAGTGCTTAACGTTCAAGCCCTGGGCGTCCAGCGGGGCAGCTAAGTCGGTCTCCCTGTTCACCGCCCTCCAGCAGAACCTGTTGGTTAACGGCACCCCGAGAGAAATAGGTCCAGTAGCAAGTAATTGATCTCCGGTGACGGGGTCGAGCGGAAAGTCGAACTCCATGGCCCTGTCGCCGGCTGCAGTCCAAGTCGGCACGTCGTTAGGCGTGTAGGACACCCAGGTGACAGAAGATCCAATAGAAGCCCGCCCAAGGTATTCAAAGGCGAAGGTGGCGCTGGTAGTGGCCTCCATGTCGAGCACCTCGGGCAGGTTGAACGTAAGGTCAGATGCCACCCAGAACCCGGTACCAGTAACGGTGGCTTGGAGCTCAAAGGTGACAGACGAAGAGCTCTGGGCGGCAGCCGTGTCGGTGCCATAGTTGCCGCTGGCCGTAACAGAGCTGAACTGCCCCGCGTACCAGTAGGCGTCGTCCATGTCCCTGGTATCCAGCCTCTCCACGGTATCAACAAACACAGAGGAAGCAGTGGCATAGATAACGGACGGCTGGTCCACTCCATTGACCGCCACCACCTTCTCGCCCAGTCGGGCGAACTGCACGTCTGATCCTTTGGTAATCGTATAGGACGTAGCAGAGGCGTGAGTGAGAGTAGAGAACGCAGTAGTAGTCCCCACCTCGAAGGCCACATTAACGGTGCCCTGAACGGCCCTGATGGTCCTCCAGACGCCCTCTATCTTCGCCCTGATAGACCCGAGGGTAAGACTGCCGGTTACCGAGGCGTAACGTGAGTGACCTGCTCTCTGGTCAAGCCCATCGTTCCATGTCACGTCGTCCGCCTTGAGCATCTCGTTGTCTGCCATGTGCTCAGACGGAACCGAGGTCGCGTAACCTCCGCGGAAGTCGGCAAAGGAGAAAATGCTCCCCGGCATCTACGTGCTACTAATTACTTTCGGTGGTCGGTAAGCAGTCTCCGGATCTGGGAACAGAGCCCAGTCAGCGTTTGACTCGCGCAAGCGATACTCTCGGGCCATGCGAACAAAGTTACCCATATGGCGGGTGGCTTTATCGTACTCGTGCTTCTCCTCAAGGAGCATGGCGGTGGCGTAGAAGGCAGGAGCCATGTGCACCTCGGAAGGAAGTGGGCAGTCAGTCCCGTCTGCGGAACCGTTAACCGCCAGGTCAGTCTCGGTTCCCTTGTACCAGATGTGAAACATCTTCTGCGAAGAAGGGGCAGGGAACAGCCTGATCTTATTGTTCTTTGTTGCGTAGTGAGTGGGGTCGCCATGGTTGTCCGGGGAAATAAACAGCGCCCACGGACCCTCTGCCAAAGGCTGGCCGTCCCATTCCACATCGGTGATGGCCAAGAAGCCAGAAGGCAGGTCAGTTTCGATGAAGGTGTCTTGCGGAAGGTTGGACACCCAGGTCTGGGCACCCGAAGATCCGGTCTTTGCGAACAGAACTTCAGTGGCGTCAGTCAGGTCATCTCTCTCTGGAGACTCTATGGCTATGTCGGTTCCGTTCACCGAATCAATGGTGAACTTCCACAGGCTGGACCCGGAGGTGTTGAACACCACAGTGGCGTTGGCGTCCGATCCCCCCGATGCCGCATTTATGGCCGCCCGGAGTCGAAGCTGCAGATCGGAAGCGATAGTACCGCCCGTGGTGTTGGCCCGGTTGGTCGAGGTTATCGCCACATCAGTGGCGCTAATGGCGTTAGTGCCGCCAGTGATGGTAATGCGGATGCCCCACCAGGTCTTGGAGTCAAAGCGCGGCACCAGCTGTAGGTAGTCCTCCTTGTCGACGCCCTTGACGATCTTGCAGAACTCTCTGACGCCTTCGTTGATGTACTTGCGAGTCGCCTCAGAATTGACTGAGACGTTGGTCTCGTTGGCAGTCGAGCGAGACTGCCTGTGCGCGTAGGTTACCTGGTCGCCAAGAGTAATATCAGCATCCCTCCTTGACTATGTGACAAAATGGGCGGCGGAAAATATCTATATCATCGAAAGAAACAGGCACAGAAGGCTCCACGGATTGCCTACTTCTTTCGCCTCTTGAAGTGTTCAATCTGGCGAAGGCGCCTGGCAGCCTCCTTGAAGGACTTGAACGTCTTGGAGAGGTTCTTGCCCTTTTTGGAAACTACTCGGTAGCCCCCGCCAGACCTTACAACACTCACTTTCCGCCGGTGTGCCCCACGAAGACCGCGTTAACAGTGCCGCCAGCAGGAGCCTGCATTCGGAGCGAAGTGTTGGTAACCGAAGACGTGTACCCAACATAGAACGAGTCGGTCATTTGGGTCGCTTCCACCGGGATGCGAGCCACCGTAACCGAGTCGTCCATGATCAGGATCTCCTGCCCCTCAGTAGCCCCCGAATAAGACACAAAGATGTTGTCCAGGGTCCACCTTGAGCCGGAGATGGCCGCCCAGACGGTACCAGTCGCATTGCTGAGACTGGCAACCCCCTGAAGCGGCTTAGTTCCCGGGCCTGTCCCGTAAGGGAACATTTACGCCCCTAGTGGCCGAACGCCACGAACTGAACAGCAGTGAACGACGTTACATCGGTATCCGAAGCCAACTCCTGCGCAGGAGAAGTCTCGTTCTCGGCAGTGCCGGTCACGGTCACCGAGGCGGTCGGATTAAAAATCTGAAGCGCCTCGTTTTCGTAATCGTACTGGAACATATAGCCGGAAGCTGGACCAACTAACACGAAATCCGTGTTGTTGAAGTCCAACGTAAAGGTCATGCCTCCGGACGTATACGTGCCGAGAGCAACGGTCCCAACCGCAAAGTTGAAACCGTTCGACTCCGCCGACTGGATCGTGTAATTCCCGTTCAGTCCCTTATCGTAGGTAGCGGTTACAGTACCAGCCATTCACTACTCCTAAGTCGTCCCAGAGACCCTGACGGGAACCTGGTTGATCGCGAACGCGGTATTCGACCCAGTCGAGTCAGAGACCGCGCCTACCGCCCACTCGTTCGCCGCACCCGTATAGGTCTGATCGGCGTTCGAGAAGGAGGCGTCATGCCACTTGATAGCCGTGCCCTGGGTGATCGTGGTCTCACTAAGAGTGACCGAAGCGTTGTAGCCGCCAATCTGAAGCCACCCGGAACCATCCGAAGTGATCGCCTCAGCGGGAACCCCAACGTAGGCCCAGTGGTACCCGGCCGTGGTTGAACCAGGGTAGGTGACGCCGGTGTCAAAGACAGCCTGCGCCTCGTAGCCAGTTGCCCCCACAAAGACCAGGTACGGAGTGCCTGCGGTGAGATCCTCGAGAGCGGTCGCCTTAATCCACGTCTTGGTGTCTGAGTCCTGGCGAAAAGCCAGGCTCGTGAAAGACGAGTTTGTGTCAGTGTATGCCATTCAGCACCCCTATACGGTGTAGTCCAGGGCCGTGTACTTGAAGTTGGTCTTGCGCATCTTGCAGCACAGGTTACCAGCCCAAGAGCTGATCTTGATCAGTGCATGCGGGAAGCCAGCCTGCTTCAGGTCGTCCCATGGCTCGGTCGTAAAATTGAAGTTCGGGTGATACCGAAGCTCAAAGACCGAGGTGTCAATGCCATACAGCCTGTTAGCGGTACAGGCGTAATCCCCCACCACGCTCGAACGACCGAACTTGATCGCTTCAAACCCCATGTCGGCCATGTTGTTGTCACGGTAGACCCGCTGCGGGTCGGCCAGGGACTCGAACTTGCTGAACAGGTCACGGGTGGTGACCAAGAGGTCTGGGAAGTTAGGACCGAAAGTCGCATCGTTAATCCGCTTCGAAACGGAGGTTGCAGAACCCCACAGGTGAAGACGGGTCTCGGAAGTGTCCTCGGCCGCAGCTGCCCATTCGGCGGCATCCGCCACTGCGATGTCGGCATAGGTCGTGCCGGTGTCGATGATGGTGTCAAGACTCGAGAAAGAATTGTCCGCCTGAGTGGTTGCGTACAGGTCGGTGTTGAACTTGTTCAACATGTCCTGCTGCATTTCCTCAGTCTTGTCGCGAATAAGGTCGATGATCTGGGCCTTGCCGGTGTTCTGCACCCGCTCGTCCCAGCTGATCATGTTCTTGCCCACGATGTACTTCCACGCCAGGATTCCTGACGTGCGAGTCTCTTTCTGTTCGTATGTAATCTGCTGGCGCGGGTCCACTGCCTCCGCCAAACCAAGGGTCTGGTACCGGATCGCAAATTGGATGTTGTTACCACCAGAGGTACGAACGTTGTTTCGTTGTTTGAGGCGACTATAGAACGGCGACTTCTCGTAGACCTGCTGCGTAAGCGTCTTATCGAAGAAGTTGCTCGATACTGAGTTTGCCTCGTCCCTAGTCAGAGCCATTCACTCGTCCTGTTGCTCAGCCAGTAGTTATGCCAGCGGCTTTGTAGGCCGCGTCGGCCGCATCCTGTGCTGAGCTAAAGTTTTGTGGAGCAGAGCTATTGGCAGCCCCTCCCGCCGGGGAAAGGTCGGCCAGTGATTTCTCAGCCTCCGTCTGTTTAGCCACGCTGTCGTCTGACACTGCAGGACTGCCATTCAACGAATAGCCCTTCTGCGCGTGGTACAAGACCTCGATCATCTTCTGGGAGTCCCCGTCGCCGATCTGCGCCAGGATCTCCTCAACGGCACCGCGGTCAAGGTCGCCGTACCGCGATGCGGCTTGCGCCCATGCAGCTTCGGTGTCCCGATCCGCTTTGTACTGGTTGAGCTCCTCCCTCAGCTCCTCGATCTCCCTGGAAGAGCCGCTTTCCTGGGCAGGTGCAGGCTGTCCATTCATGCTGACATTCCCCCTGTTAAGGATCTCTTGGACCTGTGCGTAGGCCGCAGGGTCGCTCTGAAGAATCCGATCATACTCAAGCATCTGACGGGATACTGCGCGTTCGTGCTCACGCTCTGAGCGAAGATGCTCGATCTCCTTACGGATATCGGACCTCTCCGACTCAAACTTGGCGCGATCCCGGTCAAACTCCTTCTGTCGCAAGTACGACTTTCTGAAGCCCTCGGTAAGATCGTCTCGGGTCTTAAACTCCTTCCGGTCACCGTCCAAGTACTGGAAAGCGAAGAAAGGTTCGGCAGGAACCGTCTCCGGCGCCGCCTCAGCTGGAGTCACCTCTGGCTGTTGAGCATCACTGCTCTCGTCTTTTGCCACTTTAGGCTCCCATTCTACTTAAAAGGTCGGCCATAACCTCGGCCCTGTCCGCATCCATGCCTATCCTCCGGAGAGCCGCCACAGATCTTTTTCGCCGATCAGGTTGTTGCCGAATTGGAGGCATCTGACCTGTCATGCCTGTCATGGTTGGCATTGGAGGTCTTTTTGAGCGGAAATTGGGAGACGCTCCACCAGCCCCTGCAAACATCCTGTTACCTGAAAACAAGTCCCCAGCCATACTATCTGCCCCCTAGAAGACTACCGAGGCCACCGCCGCCCGGAGCGGCTGGAGGAGGACCACCAGCTGGGGGAGGAGCAGGAGCAGCGCCTCGGATCTTCCCCTCGGTGGTTGCGTTTTGCATCTGTCTCCGTCTAACGCCCGACAGCTGTGAAATAGGGCCGTCCACATCAATACCCATCATCTCAAGGCCCTCTCGGACGCTCATGTCGGGATGCACGCGCCCGCGCGCCACGTTCCGTAGAGAATCAGCAGGGTTGAGAATGGAGTCAGACGGACTCGGTCCCGCCGGGGCCCCAGGAGGCGCCCCAGGAGGCGGCCCAGGAGGCGGCCCGGGGGGAGGCCCGGGGGGAGGCGGGTAACCCCTACCAGCCGGCACTTCGCCCTACCCCAAGTGGAGCAATAAAACTCACTACGCTACCCCCTCGTTAATTTCGCCCACCGGCCGCGGCCCACTCACGGGGGCTGGCTGGGGCGGATTTTGAGCTTGCTGCATTGCGCTCATGTTCTGCTGCATTTCTTCGATTATCTGCTTCCCGCGAGGTATGCGAAGGGCATCAATCGTGGCTTTCCAGATCGGCATGGAAGTAACCGGGTTACCGGCCGCCATCTCGAGCAAGCGAAGGAACATGTTGGCCTTGGACTGCTTGTCCATAGGCAGTGAGGAATTAGTGTCGACGGTCAGGTCGAAGGCCGCGTATATCGGGTCTACTTCTCCCCACTGCTCAATAAACGCCTGCATCTCCGCGTCTATCTGAGCGCTCTCGTCAGGGCCCTCTTGGCCATCCCTGGCTCCCACGGCCTCTCTGGCAAACTGGTTGCGGTTGCTAACCGTGAAGCGCTGGCTCTTACCGTCCACGCTGACCTGGAACTCGCGCAGGTCCGTATAGAACTGCTGCATGATCGAAATCATCATGTAAAGCAGACGGGCCACAGAGGACTCGTAGTTGCGGACACGCTGCCGCGTACGGGTGTAGGCCGACTCTATCAGCGTGCTGATCTCAGTGGCGGACTGGCGCTGGGACTTCCCGACTTGACCCTTGGATACGTCGGTCACCCCGCTAACCTCTTCCATGAGGCGCTGGATAGCTGACATCAGCATGGGCACCGTCTGGTTTACCGCAGGTGCTTCCATTTTCTCCAAGGGCCTCTGGGCGCCGGTCTGGGTGGCCTCCATGACGCCGCCACCTCGCTTCAACTGATCCTTGACCTTCTCGGACTCCAGGCCGGAAGCCGGGTCCACGATCCACACCGGATCGGCGTAGTAGGTCATCCACTTGTGCATGAGCTGCAACGAGTGGTTAAAGGAGAGGTTCATCTCCTCGATTTGGTCTGGCTCGGACATGCCGTAGAACTCGTGAGGAACGGTGTAGTCGTAGAGCTCTACGTAGGGAGGCATGCCGTGACGGAAAGGAGATGGCCGCTCGTCAAGGATGACCCCGCTGGTCATGGTAACGATCTTGCCGTTGGGGAACTTGGGCCTGGCCTTCTTGTTGGCCGTCTTCTCTTTGGTCTCCTTGCCCTCGTCGGTTACGTAGTACTCCTCAGCCTCGGAGTCACGCATCCAGACCTCATAGACCTTGATCTTGTGCTCCTCTAGCTCCCAGTCCTGCATACTCTGCAGCTCCGGGTTGTCTTGCTCGCTGACCACCTCCCCCCACTTCTCGGGGTACTTGAAGCGCAGCCAGGACATGGGCTTCTCCATGCGCTCGCCGCACATCGGGGTGTCTTTGAGGGAGGTATAGCCGGGGGCATTAAAGAATGTCCGCGGATCCACGTTGTCCACCGCCAGGTCATCCTCCGACCTGTTCCAGCGGACTTTGACGATGCCGATCTTCATGATCAGCGCGTCCTTGACCCAGCGATAGGAGATGTCATCCATCCCCAGCTTGTCCCACAGGTACTCGGCGGCCAGGGAGAAGGCCTCGAGGTGGTTCTGCATGAAGCTCTGGCGAGCTCGCACAGACCAGATGGGTCGGTTGTCGGTGAGGAGCGGAGCTACCGTCTCTACGGTCGAGAAGATGTAGTTGGCGTGGATCTTGGAGTCGTTCTCGTCTAGCCGGCCCTCGTTCCACCACTCGCCCTTGTACCGCTTCATATAGCGGTTCATGGCGTTCAGGGTGGATTCGTTGGCGGTGAAGATGCGGTCTACCCGACCGGATAGCTTCGAAGCAAACTTATCGTCTTTCTGCTTAGCCAACCTTGGTCAGGTTCTCCTTGCGGAGGTAGTTGTCACGGTCAGCCTTGGTTGGGAAGTGTTGGCCAAGCATCCGATCGTACCCCGCCTCGAACTCCATGATCTGTCCCATGCTGCCGATAGAGTAGATGCGCTCTGCCTTCTCACCGCATTGCGGGCACACGAGCTGCGAATCTTGCAGGTGTTTCACGAATACTTCTTGCGCCCCGTGGGAGGGGCAGCGAAGGTCCACTAACGGCAATCTGGTCAGCCCTAAACCCGTCCCGCCGTTGCTGGGGCGACTTTCTCTGCTGCTCCATTAGCCTTTGGATTGCCGACGCCGGAGCCCCAAGCTGAAGCAAAAGCTCGAAAATGTTCACTCACCCTCTCCGCTATCTCCTGGTACCCGTCCCCAGGTTGAATTTCGGAATAAACGGCCCGGACAAAGTTAAGATCGTCCTCCGTGTCCACGGCAAGCTTTATCCAGCTGTAATCCTTAACAGCATCTACGTTGTTATGCAACCACAAATGTCCACTTTTGTATACCCCGTATGTTACGTGCTCTCTCCAGAACGGATCGTCCTTAGCCATCCGCTCCATGCGGTAAAGGGTGTCGCGGTGAAAAACCTCCACATCAAAGCCCACGGGGAACCTGCGTCGCAGCACATTGCTACTAAAGTCATACGGGCCCTGGAGAGCATTGACGCACAGGTCGATAACCTTGGGGTCGAGCAGGGGGCAGTCGGCGGTGAGGCGAACGATGATGTCGCAGTTCACCCATTCGGCCGCCTTAACGTAGCGATCAAGCACGTCGGTGGAGTCGCCGCGATACCAGAAATCGAGGGCATTCCTTGATCCTGCGATGTCCGATATCCGCTTATCGGGAGTGGCAACAACCACCGCATCCACCGTCTCTGCTTCATGGGCCCTAGCTATGACATGCTCGAGAAGGGAAGCCCCGCCAATCTTTCGGAGTACCTTGCCGGGCAGTCGGGAAGAGTTCTCTCTGGCCTGGATGATTGCGGCCACGTAGGGGCGCGGGCGGATATTCGGGTCTTGGATCATTTGCGGAACAGGCTCCATGAGCAGTTATCGAATCCCATGTCTTTCTCCAATTCACCGGACTGCTGACGCTCTAACCCGAGCTCGCCATAGAGGGTCGAGTAAGGCCCCTTGAACAGGCTCATGTTCTTGCCGTGATAGGAGATCTCCTCGAACTCCTCCGCTTCGTACTCGATGCATAGCACCCACTTTCTGGAGCACCTGGCTGCCTGCCGCATGACATCTCTGACCAGGTCAGGGTGTTGGTGAATGAGCACGCCAGCCGTGAAGACTAGGTCGAAGTAACCATCCCTAAACGGAATGTCATGCCCCGAAGCCTTGACCACCTGTACGTCAGGCAAAGCGGAGGCGAACCTGAGCGCGTCATCGTTCAGGTCTATGCCCCACGCCTCGGTATGGTTCCATATATGCTCCAAGTTGAGGCCGGCGCCACAACCTACCTCAAGGGTTCGATCTGGCTGGAGCGAGCTCATCATCTCCTCCCAGAACACCATTCGTTGCGGTGCAGACTTGGGGTTACGGTCGGTGTAGGCGCTTCCAAAGGAGCCGGTCCACAACTGCTCCTGGTAGGTCAGGTGATCCTTACTGGCCATCCCTTACCCCCAAGGTGCTCTTTGGCCTCAAGCGGAGTGTGCTGGGTGAACTGCCAAATTGCTCCAGCCGCGACAGCGTCAGCCCCCACATCAAGAGCAGCGTGCATATCGTCAAACCCGCCACAGCCAGAAGAAGCAACAACGGGGCAGTCGGCCACACCCGCCATCCGCTCGATCCGCTCAAGGTCATAGCCACCCATAGTCCCATCTAATTCTCTGGACTGAACGATAACTTCACCGAAATGCTCCATGTAAGGTTCGTAATCACCTCTCCCAGAAAGCACACCAACAACAGACTGACGGCCAAAGGCGTCAGCAATATCTCCAGCCAGGTGCCATCCTCTTGAGCCCAAAGCTACTTTGTCAGCCCCACATTCCCTAAAAAGGCGTCTCGCAGTGCAGACACTGTCTATTCCTCCTCCAACGGTAAGCGGAACAAAATTAGCGGAGGACATGCGACGAATCTGTTCCAGATCCGGGCCGCGGCCCATGTCCCTCGCGTCGATATCGAAAACGACAAGCTCATCCACTTCGCGCAAATTGAAAACACGCACAGTCGCGGAAGGGTTTCCTACCACCCTATCCGAAACGAACTGTTCGCCTTTCACCAGCTTCCCACGTCTAAGCAGCAGCGTGGGTATTATGCGCCTTGCGAGCAAGGTTGGTTACCGACCCCACGAAGATGTCTCGGTTGACGAACTCCTCGCAGATGTCCATGAACTCATCCACGGTGAGCCCCAGTGGCCGAAGAATGTCCTCCAGGAAGATGTTCAGGTACTTCCAGGGGAATTGTCCGTCCCATTCTTCCACGTGACGAAGGGCCTTCTCCCGAGTCCACCGCCCGCGCCGTACATGTGTGCAGGCAATATCGGTGGCGCGACCGAATCCGAACTTGAGGTACTTGAAGAAATCGTGGATACCAGTCTGGTGGTTATCCAGATTCTCATATCTGAACCCGTGCCCCTCGACTCCCCGGTACCACCACTCGAACCCATGGCTGCGAGCAACGCTCGCGTTTCGGAATCCGTCCCAGGGAAAAAAGTAACCCATGAAGACTCCACTGATTCCCTCCACGTCAGTCGGATAGGTGTACGGGGCGACATCCTGCTTCGACAAACCAAGATCGGTCACCCTCAGTCCTAACAACCCACCGAATTCTTCCAGCCACGATCGGTCCAAATGCCGGCGACCACTCTGCGGGCCACCATATTCGTGCTGAGGGTTCTCCCCCCACACTATCGTCGGGATCGAGTACTGCCGTGCGACACGGACCGGAGTAGTAAAGATGGATACGTGTTCCGGCCATGAAATGTCGCCAACGGTCTCGAGGCAAAACTTGTTCAACCCCGCGCGCGCCTTGGCATTGGGGGCAACCTCCACCAAGTCGCAGAGGTTCCGAATGTTATCCAGATTCCTGCGGCCAATGGCGGAAAGGTCGCAAGTGCGGGCATTGACAGCAAGTGGGTTGAATCCCAGCTCCTGGATCTTCAGAACCTGGGCAGTAGAGTCCTTGCCGCCACTAACAGGAACCACGCAGTCGTACTGACCGCCGCCGCCCTCATGAATGAGTGCAATGAACTCCCTCTCTCGCTCGGCCCAGGGAATATCTTTTCTCGCCTCGAAGTTCCTGCACGCACTGCATACTCCTTCTTCGTCGAACGATATGTCCGGCCTGGTATCCGGCATCACACATCGGCTACAATACCTCACACCTTAACCCTCTCAGACCAGCTGCTGGCGCTTCTCTGCGCCTCTGCCAATTTATCCAGCAACGTGAATCCCAATCCTCCTGCGTGAAGCGTTTCGTACAGCGGGTTCTCCCAGGACTTGAAAGCGAATGACTCCACCAGCTGGAAGATCATCGCCACCGAGTCAGCCAAGTCGTCTTTGCCCTCGTAATTCGGGTTGATCTTCTCCATCTGCTCAAAGAGGCGATGGAGGTTGGGGTGAAAGAAGCACTTACCCTGCCTCACCCACGACCCAAGCGTGATGTTGATTCGCTGGAACTTGTTGATCCGCTTGATCGGCATAGAAATGAGGGGCAGGGATATCTTGCGGCCCTGGCTCTGCTCCCACTGGGCGTGGGTCATGCGGATGACAGTGGCCAGATGTTCCTGCAAGCCAGCCTCCACCCCGATCTTCAGCGGCTTGTAGCGCTCGTTCAGCTGAAGGACGATGCGGGCTATCTCCTCGCCGCCCTTCTTCACGCCAAAGCACTCCACCACGTACATCCAGCCCTTGGAGTTGATGGCGGCCACACAGAAGGCCGTCTCATCGGAGTACTTCTTCACCGAAGCGGCGGGGTCAACGGTGATGTAGTACTTGTATACCTCGTCCTTGCCCGGAAGGGTGCCGCTGTAAGTAGGTTGCGGCGGCGGGAACAACTGATCCTCCGCCGGGATCGGGTTGATCATGATCTGGGTCGAGTAGAGGTAGTTTCCCATCCTCTTCTTCAGCCGCTCATGCATCTTGAGCGTGTAGAACGAGTAGATGGGCTTGCCGTTGACTATTCCGGGTCGCTTGTAGATGTGCTTTCCGTAGATCCCTTCCTGTTCGATGTAGTTGTAGAGATCCGAGTAATGGTAGGGGGTGCCGGTAACGGTTTCAGTGCCACCAGGCTCGAGAACGCCCTGGATGTATCCGTACCACTCGACAACCTTTCGATTTCCCTCAGGGGTATTGGCGTCGTCTTCGTTGAGAATATCGTCGTAATAGTGTTCGTCGAAGTGCTTTCCCGTGACAGTTGCACCAGCACCGTAAACTTCAAGTTGGTTCTCCTGGGGCACGGTCTCGCCGTCCCTCTTCATAGTCAGCATGTTAGCCGTCACACGGGCCCAGCCGTTCATGTTCTTGCCGGGGTCAGGAATGACATCGGAGAAGATGGCCATGAGGGATGGCGTCTGCAGCATGCGAATGATGGACTTGAGTTCAGACTCCACCAGGTTCGAGGTCTTGGAGTAGAGGGCGATGCGGATATTGTCGGGGTTTCGGAGGATCTGCTGGATAATCCTGACCTTGACCCAGAACGTCTTCGCATGGCGCCGGGGGATCAGGACCATCTTGTCGTTGTCCTGCTCCAGGACGCCGCAGAGCCAACGATGGAGCGAAGGGTCAACGATGGACTTGCCGCGACGGTCCTTTGCGGCTGACAGGCCGAGCACATCGTTGCCGAGGTAAAAGAGGTCGGCCAGCGACTTCCACCTCATCCAGAGGAGGTTGGCGTTGTCCCAGAGCTCCGGCTCCTTGGAGGGCAGCTCTTTCGTGAGCCCCTCTTTCCAGCCAAGGCCCTCAAGTATTTCGTTGAGCTTGGCCTTGTCTTGGCTCTTAGAGGTCATTCTGGGATACGAACTCTCCCAGTTTGCCCTCCGCTTTGGCCATGTCGTAGGCCATGGACACCGAGGGGAGCTCCTCGGCTTCCACGTTGGGGTCTTGGTATGTCGCCCACTGGTGCATCTGGGGCATACGCACCACCCGGCCGTTGCGAGCCAGCTTGAGAGCCGCTATGGCCCTATCAGGGGCGCTCTCAACCGACCACACCCTCTCTCCGCCATCGTGGTTGGCCGTAAGGACGAAGAACACGTCGACCAAGGTCTTGGGCTCTTTCTGCTGTTCCTCCCTCACGCTAAACGACGGGTCTTGGTCTTTAGGAACGAGCACTCTTGGCCTCTTTCGCCGCCAGGAACAGGGCGCGGAGCGGTTTTTCGTTGCCCGCCTCCACTACCGCCTCAATTATCTCGTGGAACACCTCGTTCATGGGGTACCCGAGGTTGCGGCAGATGCGCTTGAACTCGTCCCTGGCGGGCCTGTCGATGCCGTAGATGTTGATCTGGCTACCGGATCTGGCGGCCACGCCACCTCCTCGCCCACCCAATCATCTGGTGGATTCTTACCTTCAAAACAGGCCCTCAAGCTCAACCGTCTGGGTTTTCGGAGTGTCAATTTCAGGAAGGCCGGACTGAGGGCCCGTAGGCAGGGGCCCCAGATCGGGCGGGGCTATTTCCGGCTCCACATCAAACGGGTCTTTCTCCAGGGGCTCGGCCGGCTTAAACGCTTTGGCCTCGAGGGCTTCTTGGATCTGCTCCACCATTTGCATTGCCCCATCTCGGGTCAGCTTGATGGACTGGCCTTCCACGAAGAACTCCCAGCCGTTAGCCAGTGGCTTCGTTGCTGTTTGCAAAGGTCTTCCCCCTGTCCTCGTACTCCTGCATGGCTTGTGGCAGGCGTTCCGGGTGGTCAATGACGCGATAGACGAGCATGTTCAGCACCCTGTTCACCGGGTGGCCGTGGTGCTCGCATATCGCCTTGAAATCCCCGGCCGCCGCTTCGGAAACAGATACGCCAAGACTCTTGTTCGGCATGCCCGAATCCTACCCATTCCTATGCGGGCCCTGCAAGTCCTATGCCCCTCCTGCCTATGTGGCATAGGCGTACTATGCAGGTGAGGCCGTGGCTGCATCTGGCCAGAACTTAGCCGGGTCCAGCCTTCCTGTGTAACCGCCTGGATATCCGGGCGTGGTGATCTCCATGTGGCAGTGAGGGCCGGTGGAGAAGCCGGTATCGCCGATCCTGGAGAGGGCTTCCCCCTCTGTGACAGGGCCGTGGTTACGCGAATAGCACTCAACGAACTTGGCCGGATTGTGGTTGTCCCGCCATTTGGTCATGTCGCCGATTTCGCCAACAGGGCAGTGAGCGAACAGCCACCAGCGGTCTTTGGCCAACAAGATCGAGCACAGCCCGTATCGGTCGGCGAAGTACCAGGAATAAGGGCGGATTTCGGGTGGCAGAGTCCCATGGTCCTTCTTTACGTCCTTATCAGAGCGCAGCATGAACAGGGAGAAGTGCACTCCGTCTTCCGGGGCCAGTATGGTGGCAGCCTCGACGTCCGCCACATCCCACGCATTGTGGTTCTTGCGGCCACTGACATGGCCATTGAAGTCGTCGCTTACAATGGCGTCTTCTGAGAAGGGGTAGGTCATGACTTAGAGATCCTCTGTAAGGCCCCTGAGCGGCTCACCACGGCATTTTCTAATCGCATCAGTATGGATCATCCTCCCACGCCTGTTCGGCTATCTCATCGTCCGTTTTGACCGGGGGTGTTGTTTCAGCTATTCGAGCCCCCTCAGCTTCCGCCCACTTTGGCTTCTCGAGCATTCGCTCCTGTGGCGATAATCCCACAGGGCCAGATTCAGGCATATCTTGAACAGCCGGCCCCTCTTCCCCAAGACCCGCCCCAGGCGAAGCCTGGCGGTCACCAACACGCCCCTCTATCAACCTAACCACCGCATCCTGCATGGTCTCCCCGCTATCAAAACAGGACCGTCTAAATAGACCATGTAGTTCCTCTGGTAGTTTGGTATGTATGATCTTCATGGACCATACAGTACTTATAGTCTTTGTATGCCGTCAAGACCATAACCTATGTTTAGTCTACGTAGTCTAAAAATTCTGTGTGAAAAATGGGTCGGGTGATCGAGGCCTGCAGGTCTACACGTGTATGGGGGTGGGGTAACCCCCGCCGGGCACCTACTGCAGCAAGTGTCTGTTAGCCCGTATGAGCTGCTTATATGCCTCGGCCTGCACGTTTACTGTCTGTTCTGCGGCAGCGTAGCTGCCATCGAGTCGGTTCAGCAGATCTATGGCCTTGAGCGCGTCGGCTTGGGAAGGGGAAGTAGTGACGGTGCGCACCACCTCACCCTCGCTGTTCGCTATCGTCTGTGTCTGCTCCTGGCCATCCATGATCTCGCGCAGCCGTCTTATGCGTTGCTCACTGTCCACGCTATG